TATGGCCGCGGCACATGTCAGTGTATTGGTTCGGATGCTAACGGCATCTTTACGGCTATTTATACCGACAGTTCAGAGGTGGAGCATAAGGTTAAGTTCGGATTTGACGATTCGGCAGAGACGTTTATTCGTAAGCGGTTTAATACTAACCCGCAACTCCTGAACGCTTCAGGAACCTTTTATCCCACATCGGATGCAATTGTTTTGGGAGAAAGTTTTGAGGGGAACGTTCGCAATTATATGGTGAGCGGCTCTTCGCTGACGAGTCAGGCCATGCAGGGTGTTATTTATGGAGTGCAGCTAAGCGGCTCTACAACAACTGTGGCGGATGTTAAGCAAGCTTCGAGAGAGGCTGTCGCTGGTTGGTTTATCGGACAGGATCTGTCCGGCGACCCTGGCTCTTACAAGCCCGCAGGTATGACGAAGCTGTTCCGACTTAAGGGCCGCGGCCATGGTGAGTGGCTGAATAGGAATTTGAAAGTATCTATTGAAAAGATTAGACGGTCTACTACGACAACTAGCGAATATGGAACATTCTCGGTGGTTCTTAGAAGCTTCCTTGATAGCGATAACCGCCCCGAGGTGGTAGAGAGATTCGATGGCTGTACATTAGACCCAGTCGACCCCAACTTTATTGGTCGCATAATTGGTGATAGATATTGGAGTTGGGACTCTAACCAGAGAAGGCTTAAGCAGTATGGCGAATATGCCAATAGGTCGGACTTTGTATATGTTGAGATGAATGAGGATGTTGAAGCCGGCGCCTCTGATCCTCTGTTACTTCCGTTTGGATATTTCGGACCGCCAACGTTTAAGCCGATTGTTTCGGGCTCCGGTACAACTGCAGATGGACCGCAGGGTGTTTTTATTACCTATAGTGGCTCAATTGCCAAGGCGTCCAAAACACCGGCTGCTGCTGCGACTAACCAAAGCCAATGGATGAGTGGGGCTCAGGGTGCTGTTCTTTCGGCTAGCCTTTACTGGCCAGTAGATCGACTTCGTCATTCTGCATCGGATGGCGGACTTAGCGATCCTACCAAGGCATACTTTGGATTCCAGAATACTAGAACATCGGGTAGTACGAGAGCCGATGCAAGCTTCGGAGACTGGAAACGTCTGCTGTATGCATCCTTCCCCGGCGACCCGGTTCCGGGCCAGAGCGCGCCACTCGCTGTCGCCGGCGCCACCGGCGTTAATGCTTGGTCGTATGTGTTCTCTTTGGATAATGTCCGAGTTGGAAATGGTACGTACTTCTACGAGTCCGGCTCCCGCGCCTCTAGCTTATCGGTAACCACTAGTTCTTATGTTAACATGTTGAACGCCGGATATGACAAGTTTACGGCGCCCTTCTGGGGAGGCTATGATGGTTGGAGTATCTTTAAGCCAGACCCGACTTATAACAATGGGATGGCTTCGACTGATACAGAAGATACTAACTACATTTATAATACTTTCCGCCGCGCCATTGATACTGTGGCGGATCCCGAGTTCATTAACATGAATGTGTTAACGGCGCCGGGCTTAACGCAGAACAATTTGACGGAACATATGATTAGCGTCTGCGAGGATCGAGGAGATGCCTTGGCACTCATTGACCTTCCGAGTGTATATATCCCGTCGCACGAGGCTTATTACAATACGAAGGCTCAGCGTTTAGGTACGACGCCACAAGCTGCATCGAATTCCCTGAGAAATAGAAGAATCGACTCCAGCTATGGCGCCACTTTCTATCCCTGGGTCCAAACTCGCGATTCGCATAACGGACGCATGCTTTGGATTCCACCCACAGTTGCAATGCTGGGAGTCCTCGGTAGTTCGGAAGCTAAATCGCAGATTTGGTTTGCCCCTGCTGGGTTTAATCGAGGCGGCTTGACTGACGGCGCCGCTGGTATTCCGATTACAAACGTCACAGAACGTCTGACTTCGGATAACCGCGATACGTTATATTCTAACCGGATTAATCCGATTGCTTCGTTCCCCAACACGGGGATTGTGGTATTCGGACAGAAGACGCTACAGGAACGTCAATCGGCACTTGACCGTATTAATGTGCGTAGGCTTGTGATTTACCTCAAGAAGCAGATTTCCATTCTGGCCAACCGAGTTCTCTTTGAGCAGAATGTCCAGGCAACTTGGAACAACTTCAAGGGACTTATTGAGCCGCTTCTGTCGAACACACAGACTAACTATGGTATTGTTGACTATCGCCTTATCTTGGATGAGACCACAACGACACCTGATTTGATTGACCAAAACATTCTTTATGCGAAGATCTTGGTCAAGCCGGCGCGCGCAATTGAGTATATTGCAATTGACTTTGTGATTATGTCCACAGGAGCCTCTTTCGATGATTAAAAAGAAACAAACTTACTACTTAATAGTGGATAAGAAGGAGAATATTTATCATGGCTGATTTCTGGAGTAGCGATTTTAATGGTACCACCGCGCTTAAAGATCCCAAGAGGAAGTTTAGATTTACGGTAAGTATGACTGGTCTGGTGGCGACGGATGCCAACTCTAATGAAGTTTGGTATGCCAAGACGGTAACGAAGCCCTCTTTTCAGATTGCCACAACTGAACATAAATATCTTAATCATACGTTCTATTATCCAGGCACCGTTTCGTGGCAAGATGTCACCTTAACCTTGGTCGATCCTCAAGACCCCGACGTCGCCTCTAGCTTTGGTTCGTTGATGGAAGCTGCTAAATATGCGGTCCCGGCCTCGTCAGCCGGCCTTACCACTATGACTAAATCTAGTTTGGGTGCTGCCGTGGGTACGGTTACAATTGCACAGTTAAACGGCGAAGGCGCGCCAATTGAATCTTGGGTTTTAAAGAATGCCATAATTACAGAAATGAAGTTTGGAGACTTAGAATACGGCGCCGACGATTTGACCGAACTCACCTTGACGCTTAAATATGATTGGGCTGCCCTGTCTGATGCCTCCGGTGGCGGACACTTCGGCGCCACCGACGAGCCCGGCGCTTAGGGCGCGGACTTAGCAAGTTAGCGCTTAACAAATTGGTCATTTGATATATAATAGATAAATACAACGAGGTGTATATTGTCAAGAAATAGAGATCGCGTGGGTGCGCAAACGCAAAATGTCGACACCCCCGCGCCAGTCGTTCAGCAGAACACGGGGGAGCCCTTCTCTTTTGTGGTTCCCACGGATATAATCGATCTCCCTTCGGGTGGGCGATATTATTCCGAAACACACCCTTTGTACGGTCATGACACTATCGAACTAAGGCACATGACTGCGAAGGAAGAGGATATTCTTACGTCGAGATCCCTTCTCAAGAAAGGCACTGCGCTTGACCGGGTAATTAAGAATTTGATTGTCGATAAAAGTATCAATCCTGATTCGCTTTTAGTAGGCGATAGAAACGCTATTATTATTGCAGCGAGAATTTCAGGATATGGTCCAGCATATGAAACAACGGTTGTGTGCCCGTCATGTCAGACACGGCAAGAATATACTTTCAATCTTGAAGAGCCCACAACCTATACGGGCGATCAAACGGAGCAATTAGATATCACGAATAACGAGGATGGAACGTTTGATGTCGTATTGCCCAAGATGCAAGTGACTGCAACGTTTAGATTGTTCACCGGCCGCGATGAAAAGATGTTAATGGAAATGCTCAAGAATAAGCCGAAAGGCAACAAGGGTCTTGAGAACAACGTCACGCGCCAGTTGGCGAATATGATAGTAGCTGTCAATGGTGACACATCCGCCCAGACCAGAAAGTATTTGGTTGACAACATTCCTTCTATGGATTCACGACACTTGAGATTGGCGTATCGTCTTGCGGCTCCAAATGTTGATTTGACTCAGACCTTTGAGTGTTCTGAATGTGCCCACGAACAGGACATGGAGGTACCGCTCTCGGCGGACTTTTTTTGGCCTGACCGGTGATTATATGGAGAGCGTTTACGAACAGTTCTTCTTCCTGAAATATTCGGGAGGATGGTCGTTCGTAGAGGCTTATAATTTGCCAGTTGGTCTCCGTATGTGGTTTGTCAAGAGATTGATGAAGCAGCTAAAAGACGAGAAGGAAGCCATCGAAAGGGCTAACAGCGGACAGAGTGGCGATTATCAAACTTTATCTGCAGAGAATCAACCTCCCCGAATGAGATGAAAGTATTTTTCAGGCAAAGTCAAAAGGCTTTGCCTTTTTTTGTGTAAAACTAATTAGAAGTATAAGTTATGCGAGGATAGACTTGTGCCATTAACTCCGGACAATGAAAAGCAACTTAAAGATCTTCTTGAAGAGCAGCTTAAGCTTAAGGAGCGGGGGCTGCAGCTTGACGAGCAGAAGGAGAAAAAACTCCACGAACTCCTAGGGCTGCAGGACAAGAGCCGAATAGCGACACAAGAAAATCTCGAATTACAGCAAAAGCTCGCCGCTCAATATGCAGAAGTTGCGAAAAACAACAAGAAGACCGTCGAATTTACTCTTATAGCCCATGAACAGGCCAAGCAGGCGCTACAAACCAAAATTCGTTTGTTGAAGGAAGAGTTCAAAGTACTCAATGAGACAGAAGAGATATACAAGAAGAAACTCGCGCGCATCAAAGAAGCAGAAAAAGAACTTGTTTTACTTAATCTTAAGACAAAGCAGATTGATCAGCTTAAGGCAAGCGTTAAAGACTCTGCGGATGCGGCCGCAGGACTGGGCGCCGCTTTAGGCAAAGCAATGTCGCTCAAAGAGAGCAAAAACTTTGTCGGCGGAATGCAAAGTGTAATCATGGCGCTTCAGAACTCCGCAAAAGTGTCAGCCGCTGCTTTTGCTTCATCCGCCGTCGATTCTATTCTTACCAGTTGGGTGAACAACATTGTGGGAATTGCTATCAGCCTTGTAGACATGGAAAACAGTTTCCGACGCGCAACAGGCGCTAGCGCCGAATTTGCAAAATCTGTTACAACCACATATGAACAAACGCGACAATTTGGCGTAACTTCCGAGGATGCCAGCAAAGCTGCGCAGGCTTTATATACAACTTATACAGATTTCACTTTCTTAGCAGAAGACACAAGAGTCGACATGCAGAATACTATTGCCACACTTAGTAAGCTTGGTATCTCTATGGAAGACATGGCAAAGGGTACTCAAGTTGCCACAAAGATGATGGGAGTGTCGGCTCGGAACACCGCAGCGCTCCAAGAAGATCTGGCCTCTTATGCTCAGGAAATTGGCGTTGCTCCTTCGCGAATGGCGCAGCAATTTGCCGCAGCCGGCCCAAGTTTAGCCAAGTTCGGCGATGACGGCGTGAGAGTATTTAAGGATCTCCAGAGAACCAGCAAGATTACTGGCATGGAGATGGACAAGCTTCTCCAAATTACTAACAAGTTCGATACTTTTGAAGGCGCTGCAACTCAAGCCGGTAAGCTAAACGCAGCATTGGGCGGCAACTTCGTTAATGCCATGGATCTGATGATGCAAACTGATCCTGGCGAACGTTTTGATATGATTCGCGGCGCTATCGAGGGCGCTGGATTGTCGTTTGATACGATGAGTTATTATCAGAAGAACTTTTATAAGGA